CCGGCCGCGCCGTCGGGGCGGTTTTAACCCACCCTTGCTAAAAGGTGGGTACAACGTACAGCCAAACAGCGTTTAACCCTGCACTATCACTGCGGTTGCGCTGTTTTTTATTTTTTGAAGTCATTTATGTGTTTTTGCTTAATTTCTTCGTTTACGTCCGAGTACATTTTTAATTTTTCATATAAATCATCAACTTCTTCTTCGCTGAATATTCTATCCGAGAACATTAATTTTGCGTTGGTGTTGTCAACTACGTCTTTCCTTTTCATTATCATTAAGTTGTTTTCATCTTCGGGAACTTTTTTTAGTGTACAACGTTCGCTAAAAATTATCATAGATATAAACTTATCACTATTAATCTTTAAAATTCTCGAAAGTGCGTTTATATGTGTCTGATTCTGTAAAATCGGATTATAAAATCTATTCTTTTGACCGCCCTTTAATGATTGCGTCCAATATCTATCATTTCTACTTCCAAATATCCAGCCGCTGTAGTTTTTGCTTTCAAATACAAATATACCTTTTCGATGAATCATTACTACATCAATTTCTGTCGTTTTTCCATATCCAATTGGTATATAGAGATTCTTCAATACCTTTATATATCCGCCTATATTGTTATTTTCAAGAGCGTATGTTATTAGGTATTCTCCAAATTCTCCGGGATCATCATGTCCCCATTGATCAAATAGGCTTGGTTCTTCTCCTAATAATCGTTCAAACAGTCCCATTTTTATTCCATTCCTTTTTTTTAGAATTTGTTAAACCTGCAATATAGTCTATTGAAACATCATAATGTTGTGCATATTTTATTACTACATCCAACGGTGGAACACGTTCACCGTTTTCGTATCTGATATATGTGTTTTTACCGATAAATGCTATTTTGGCACACTCTACTTGTGTTAGGTCGGAATCTTCCCTCAAATCTTTTAATCTTGTATACAATTTTATCATCTCCTTTTAGTTATATTATACAAAATACCCCAAACGGGGTTGACAAATCACCCCAAACGGGGTATTATATAAATAACCCCATTTGGGGTATTTATATACACAATTCTACAGAAAGGAAGGTAAAACCATGAAAGTAACATTAGTTGGTGTCAAGAATATCGAAGCATTTGAAACGAACGACGGAAAAACTGTTGATGGCGTAAAGCTTTTCATTGCATATTCTGACGAAAACACATACGGCAATGTAGCCGAAAGCAAGTACATTGATCGTAAAGTATTCAATGATTTCGGTATCAAGTTAGATGAGCTTGTTGATTACATCGGAGAAGTTATTGACTGCGAGTTCAATCCTAAGCAGAAAATCGTCGGTATAACAGTATAAGAAAGGTGCATGAAATGGATATTCTGATTTCTGCCGTTCCGTTCGTTCTGATATTCTTCGGTATTCTCGCCGTGGCGTTCATAGTTATGAAAATCATTGAACGTAATCAGATCAAGAAACGGCTTGCAACAAAAACAAGTTTTCCCGGTGGCAATAATGCAAATAACTGATGTTGTGGCTCAGCTCGAAGATATAAAAATTATACTTGTGTATCTTGTCTGCGCTGTGTCTATGATTTTTGGCGTTACATTATTCCGCCAATTCAGAAAGTAGGTTATCATGGAATCATTGATGTATCTGCTTGTCGCCTATACGATTGTTGGCTTCGGAGTAGCCGCTATAGTATGGGCAATCGGTTTAGCTGTAAGTGGTCTTTTATCGACCATTTTCAAAAATAATTTTTAATATGGAGGTATTATAATGTTCAAGTTCCTTAAGAATCTTTCCGGCAAAGCTAAGAAGATTATGCTTTCTGTCGGTACAGGTGTAGTTGCCGCTTCTGCTATGGCAATAGCCGCTTGCGCTGAGGGTGCAGAGGGTGCAGGTGGTAGTGCTACAACGTTAGATATTTCAACTATCGTTAATTCGGCTGGTTCTACACTTCAGACACAGTTCGTTGCTCTTGTTCAGGCTCTCGTTCCTGTTGTTATCGGCGTTGCTGTTGCTGGTCTTGGAATGTATGCAATTATTCAGCTTTTTAAGCTCGGCAAGAAGCTTTTCGGCACTGCCGCAAACTAATCTGTAACACAAGTAGCCCCGTTTTCACAATGGGGCTATAGTTCTAATAGGGGGTGTAATACATCATATGCGAAAGCGTTTTATCAGCGGTCTGACTGCCGTGTGTATGCTTGGCATACTTCTTGCAAATTCATTTCTTTCTGTTCCTGCGTCCGCCGTAATTGCGGAAGTCGGAGCTTCTGTAGCCGCTGGTCTTTTAATGGGAACGTTATTCAATCAAATGACAGGTGGCACAGGCTACGATTTTACCGATGCGTTTTCTGACTGCTTCAGCTTCGTTGTTACTCCGCATAATCAGTTTATCCGTGATAATCCCGACGCTGATATATATCTTCCTGACGGTACTCCATATTATGTAGACGGACAGTATGCCGCCGCTATTGAATTGAAAAAGGGGGAAGCAGAAATAGCTAAAATGGTTCAAAGTCATTGGAATATCGCCGAGTCACTCGGTCTTAAAACGCCACAAGAAACAATTCATGCCGCTATGGATGCGTTTAATGCGGGTCTTGCCGATGGCAGTATAGTAATACACGTTGACGATGACGGCAATATATCAATGCCTACTACATCATATTGTACGGCTGTTAGTGATATTTATGAAAAATTCGGTGTTTTTACAAACAAAAACGGTCTAAACCGTGTGCGTACTTACTGGACATTAGTTTCTGACTGTATTACGACTACTTTCGATAGTTGGAATGTTACTATTAATCCATACTCGTATATTGATGATAATAAGCTTTATTGCTTTTTGTTTCCGTATTGCGTTCAGAATGATCAATTGATTTTTCTCAATTATAGTTATCAGGTTGAGAAGTCTCGTGTTTGCTGTCATTATGGTACTCGTTATAATTATATTTATGGTATGCAGTCCGATATAGCTCGAGTAGAGCGAGACGGATCAATTTTTCCTAATAATGATGATTTTTATCGATCTGTTTCAGTTTCAATCAACAATTCATTATTCTACGGTGATTTTAGTATTTCTGCGCCCGCTTCTAGTACTGATTCTGTTTCATTTACAGTTCCTGAAGCTGCTCAATTTGGTATTGGTGGCATAGAGATTGATTCAAGTAAACTTCAATACACTGGGTTTGCATTAGTGACTAATGATAGAACAGGTTTTGACAATTTTGTGTCCGCAGCGAAAACAGGAGCAATCGAAAATAAAAGAAATGATGTTTCTATTCCTCTTACCGGCGTAGAAAACACTATCGGAAATATGGGTCTTGCTGGTGTCGGCACAGGCACAGCGAAAGGAACTGTTAATGTTGACGCAAAGACAAAAGATATCACGGTTACCAACGAGCAGACAAAGGAAGCCGAAAAGGTAATAGAGCAAGGCAACGCAGGTGACATTGATACGCCTGACGTTGATTCTATAACCGATAAATTTCCGTTTTCGTTGCCGTTTGACATATATAATCTTGTAACGATTTTCGTCCGTGATGAACAGAAGCCGATATTTGAAATACCGATTCAGACAACGCTTGATATAGCAGGCGATGATTACAAGGTCGATGAAAAAATCGTTCTTGATCTGACGCAGTTCCAACTGAACGGCGTTGATATTATTCGGGTTTTTACCCGTACTGTTACTTATATTGCGTTTATTGCTTTTTTGATTAAAATTACACCCCACGTTATCAAGCATTAAAAATCAATTGGACGGCGCCGCGGGGGCGTGGGTGTGAGTGGGGGACCTGCGGCGCCGGCAAGCGAGGTTTTTTTATGAATGATATTATCAAGAGTATTAACGATGTAGCAAATCAGATATTTCAATTTATTCTTGCGCTGTTGCCTGATTCGCCTTTTCGGAATATATCTTTCGGCAAAGAGTTTGATTTCTGGCTCGGCGTTCTGAATTATTATGTACCGTTCAATTCTATGGTTATTATAGCCGGGTCTTGGATTGCGTGCATTGTTGTCTATTATATGTATCAGCTGATTTTGCGTAAAGTCAGCGCAATAAATTAAGTAGGTGATTATATGCTTTCTTTGTTTTCGGGTACTCCCGGAAGCGGTAAATCCTATCACGCTACCGAATGGATAGATTTTTATTTAAAGCGTGGTCGAAACGTTATTTGCACATATCCGTTTAAGTGCAATAATAAGCATTTTGGCGAATTTCAGTATATCAATATCTTTGATTTGTCTGTCGATTTTCTGATCAATTATGCTTTGCAACATCATAATTTTACTGCTGATCCTAACAAGTTTCAGACGTTAATCATTATTGATGAGGCGCATATAAAATTTAACACTCGAGGATTTGATCTCAAGGAGCGTGTTAAGTGGCTTGAATTTTTGAGTGTTCATCGTCATTACTATTATGATATTCTGTTGATTACACAGAATGATAGATCTATAGATCGTCAAGTCCGAGGTCTGATAGAGGTTGAATACAAACACCGCAATTTAAAGTGCTTCGGCGGTAAGGGCAAATTCTTAATGATTTTGCTTCGCAAGAAGTTTGTTGCCGTTCGTTATTGGTATCCGCTTCAGGAGAAGATTGACGCTCGATTTTTTAATATAAATAAGCGTGTAGCACGCTGTTATGATACAATGGCAATGTTTAATGCTTCTGAGCCTAAGCAGTTGCAACAGAAAACCATATTATCCCCTGCGGAATTTAACGCCCAGCGAAAGAAAGAAGGTGAACAAGGTGCTTGATTTTGAAAATTTCTATGATGAAACAGATGACGATGATCTGATCGACGCTGCCGAAGCAGCGTTTGATGAATACCTTGCAGAATGCACAGCCGATTATTCCGAGCTCTGCTCCGTCCGTGCACAACAAAGGGGTTAACAATGGAAAAGTTGAAAGGTAGTTTTTCCTTGGAAGTCATGGATCCTGATAATATCTCAGGTTGGAAAGACGAAGATCCGTATTTCGGATCTGAAAAGCGTGGTAAGAACATCATTTTATACGACTGGTTCGCTATGACGAGTAAAGTTGATTCAGTAGAAAGCTTATTAAATCAGCTTGGGCTTAAAACTTCATTACCGTTCAAGGAAACTAAAGGATTTTATGGTTATCGCAGTCGTTTAAAGTTTGACGGTATATCTATCTATTATGATTACTGTTACAAGGATACGGATTATCCATTGCTGGAACTGACTGGACAAGGTTGCCGAGATTATGAAACATATACTGACGGTAACTGGGGAAGGTTATTTCAGCTCGCTCTGGACACGGACAACTATCATGTTACCCGTCTTGATGTCGCTTATGACGATCACGAGGGGATACTTGATATAAATAAGATTGTAAGAAAAACTGAAAAGCGGCATTTTGTCAGTCGTTCACAGGTCGGTACTATTACGAATAGTTTTGATCGTGATAAGGACGCATACAGCGTTATGTATGGCGGTCGTTCCAGTGAATTATATTGCCGTATTTATGATAAAGCGCTCGAGCGAGGTTATTCAGATGGTCGGCATTGGGTGCGCTGTGAGACGGTTTTCAAGGGCGACCGTGCATATAATTTCATCAAAAATGATGATCCGATAGGTGCAAAATATTGCGGTGTTTTAAAGAATTACATACGATTTGTAGAACCTAACGAAAACGATAGTAATAAACGTCGCTGGAACGTGTCTAAATGGTGGGACAAGTTCTTAGGCGATTGCAAGCGTATAAGCGTTTGTTCACCTAAGACCGTCGATTATAATTTGTCCCGTGTCGGGCGTTACGTTTTTCATCAGGCTGGTAATTGCGTTGATACTTACATTCAGTGTGTAGGTATCATTCAGTTTTTGAATGAACTAAAGGTGCGTGATACCGTATTAACACCACATCAGAAGCGTCTGATTGACGAATACAAGGCACGTATTGCTGCTGAAAATAATTGTAATACAAATACAGTTGCAGCTGCGCCGGAGCTCGAGCGCAATTGTAATACAAACACAGCTGCTGCATCGATTGCCGGCGACGTTAATTGTAATACAAAGTTTGTTTCCGCTGGTGACGACTGGGTAACGAAAGGTTTATGATGAAAGTAACAGAAGCATTTAATATGTTTGTTGATGAACAGCTTTTCAGGAATAACAGTCCTAAAACGCTAATATGGTATCGAGAAAATCTCGGCGCATTTTTCCGTTGGCTCGGTGTCGATTCTTCACTTGATGATCTGACGATATTTAATTACAAGGCTTATTGTTCGTATCTTTTGCATGAATACAAACATAACGGTAAGCCGCTTAAGAGTTCAAGTGTCAATTCACACGTTCGCTGTGTCAAAGCATTTTACAACTTCTGCATTCAGGAAGATCTGATCCCTGACTTCAGCAGAAAGCTAAAAACAACAAAGGTACATAACACTGAGAAGCTTCCGCTTGACGATGAAGAAATCAATCTTCTGCTTCAGAGCTTCGGCGATACGGTTCTTGAACGGCGTAATTTCTGTTGGGTAGTTCTAATGTGTGATTCAGGCTTACGCCGTGGCGAGATTTTATCGCTTATTATGAAAAACGTAGATCTAAATCACGATTTTCTTCTTGTCACCGGAAAAGGCTGCAAGCAGCGTTTTGTTCCCCTTGGTCAGTTATCACATATCGCATTATACGATTATATCATTCGCTATCGCTCAGGAGCTGGCGGATCTGATCCGGTTTTTGTTGACCGATTCGGCAAGCCTTGCAACGATAATACGATCAAGCAAGTGTTCCAGAAGATCAAGAAGCGCACCGGGATAGATCGACTGCACCCGCATCTTTTGCGGCACACTTTCGCCACAAATTACTTATGTGACGGCGGAGATCTCGAAACATTGCGGCTTATCCTCGGTCACTCTGATTTGCAAGTAACATCAATGTATCTGCACTTAGCTCAGAACATGCAACTTTTGCAGAGCAAGCACATAAGCCACTTAGATAGTTTAATTACAAATGAAAGGATAGAAACAAATGAAAAGTGTACAAAAGTCAATACGAATATCCGAAAACGTATATCAAATTATAGATAGCTGTAAAGGGTCGAATTTTTCCGACAAGTTACAGAATTTAGTTTTTCGCTATGCCGAAGAGCTTCCGTCATTGCAAATCAGTATTCAGAGAGCTGAAATCACGTTAAAGCAAACGGAACGTGAGATACACGAAAAAAGAGTTATTCTCAATCAGCTCCGGAGCATTGAAGCTAAAATTAACAGCCTTTTCTATTGCTGTAATACAAAATGA